ATGAAAAAGAATATTCGGTTGAAAAGCAGTATACTAGCTCTTGTAGCTGGTTTTAGTGTTATTGCAACACAAGCTGTTTTGGCAGATGAATTAGCTGTCCAAATTATGGGAGTTAATGATTTCCATGGTGCGCTTGATATGACGGGGACAGCGCGATTGGAAGGGGAAACAGTTCGTAATGCAGGAACTGCCGCTTTACTTGATGCTTACATGGATGATTCACAAGCAGAATTTGAAGAAACAGCAGCAGAAACAGAGACACCTGCAGAGTCTATCCGTGTTCAAGCTGGGGATATGGTTGGTGCAAGTCCATCGAATTCTGGACTTTTGCAAGATGAACCAACTGTAAAAGTCTTTAATAAAATGGATGTTGAATACGGGACTTTGGGGAACCATGAGTTTGATGAGGGACTTGATGAGTATAACCGTATCATGACTGGTGAAGCTCCAAAAAAAGGTCAGTTTAATGAGATTGTAGATAATTATACTCGTGAAGCTGCTAAACAGGAGATTGTTATTGCTAACGTTATTGACAAAGAAACGGGTGAAATTCCGTATGGTTGGAAGCCCTACGCTATTAAGACTATTCCCGTGAATGATAAGGAAGCTAAGATTGGCTTTATTGGTGTAGTTACGACAGAAATTCCTAATCTTGTTTTGAAGAAAAACTATGAGCAGTACACTTTTTTGAATGAGGCAGAGACGATTGCTAAATATGCGCGTGAGTTAGCTGAAAAAGGTGTAAATGCGATAGTTGTACTGGCTCACGTTCCAGCTACAAGCAAGGATGGTGTGGCTGCTGGTGAAGCAGCAGATATGATTGCTAAGCTAAATGAAATCTATCCTGAACACTCAGTTGACCTTGTATTTGCTGGTCATAACCATGTCTATACAAACGGTACAACGGGCAAAACCTTGATTGTTCAAGCTACCTCACAAGGTAAGGCTTACGCAGATGTTAGGGCTGTTTATGATACAGATATTGCCGACTTTAAAGCTGTTCCGACTGCGAAAATTATTGCAGTAGCACCAGGGCAGAAAACACCAAGTCCGGAAATTCAGGCAATTGTAGATGAGGCAAATACCATTGTTAAAAAAGTAACAGAGCAAAAAATTGCTACAGCTAGTCAAGCGACAGATATTTCACGCGAAGTGAATGAATTTAAAGAAAGTGCTGTAGGTAATCTAGTAACATCGGCTCAATTAGCTATCGCTAGGAAATCGGGTTATGATGTTGACTTTGCAATGACAAACGATGGCGGGATTCGGGCAGATTTGAAGGTCCAAGAAGATGGAACAGTTACTTGGGGAGCAGCACAGGCTGTTCAACCATTTGGGAATATCCTACAAGTCGTTCAAATGACCGGTGAGCAGATTTATACAGCCTTAAATCAACAATATGATGAAGGTGAAAAATATTTCCTTCAAATGTCTGGAATTAAATATATCTACACGAAGGCTGACAATCCAACGGAAGAAAATCCTTATAAGGTTGTTAAAGCCTTCAAAGAAGATGGGACGGAGATTGTTCCGACAGAAACCTATACACTTGTCATCAACGACTTCTTATTTGGTGGTGGGGATGGCTTCTCGATTTTCAAAGAAGCTAAACTGATTGGTGCTATCAATCCAGATACAGAAGTATTTGTGGAGTACTTGACTGATTTAGAAAAAGCAGGTCAAACCATTAGTGCAACAATTCCAGGTAGAAAAGCATTTGTAGAGAAGTACGTAGAAGAACCAAAAGCAGAAGAAAAAGAAGATAATGCTGGGACAACTACTGATGTGAAAACACCTGAGAAAGCAAATGACGGTGGCGATAGTGTAACAAATCAGAAAGCAACCGAGCAACCGGCACCATCTGGAGGTATGGCTCCTATTTCAAATAAGAAAACTGAAAAAGCATCAGGAAATCAAACACTTCCAAATACCGGTCAAGAAGCCCTAGGCTCACTTCTTATTAGCTTGGGTGGCTTAGTTTCACTCGGAATGGCTGTCTCAGTGAGACGTAAGGAAGGGGAGTAGGAATCAAGCATAAAAACGACAAACTTTCGAAGTACATTCTAGAATTACTTCTTTTAGAGACTATCATGAGAGAAATGCATAAAAATAATAAGTATTTCATCTTAGAGTAAGTTCTGCTTTTTTGTAAAAATTTGAAAAAACTTACATAACCTTGCTCTTGCAATCTGCTCTCTTCTGGGGTACAATAGAGAAGCAGACTTCCCTTAGTTAAATGGATATAACAAATTCCTCCTAAGAATTAGTTGCAGGTTCGATTCCTGCAGGGGAGATGAAAATACAACAAAAACCCTTGTGTATCAAGGGTTTTTAACTTTCTTGACCTAAACTCGCCCCAAATTTTTCCATTAAATTTCTGACTTTGTCGAATGATTCTTCTTGTTTTGCCTTGAATAAGTGCGAATATGTTTTCAATGTTTCGGTCGCATCCTTGTGTCCTACTAACTTGGCAATGGTCACAACGTCCACGTCATGATAGATTAGCCAGCTAACGTAGGTATGACGTAAGCCGTGTACATTAAATGTTTGACGTGTCTTTTTCTTTAAAATTTTATTTTCGCCAGTCCCTGTCAATTTGGTAAACAATCTTTTATCTGGATTGTCTATATATCCAACTTTCATGTACTCGTCGTATGCTTTCAGCCACTCACTATCAAATGGCACATCTCGTTCTGATTGCGGATTCTTAGTAGGTCCCCAACCTTTCTTCTTTCCGTAAACCTTGTAAGTCCTGCGGATTCGTAAACACATATTTTCGCGGTCAATGATTGGTTCTGTAATGCCTGCTGCTTCCGAGAAACGAAGTCCAGTTTTTCCGATAGTGTACAGGAAGAAGTGGGACTGGTACTTGATTGTCTTTCGATAATCTGTGATTAATTGTTCATACTCATCAAGTTCCAGGTACTTATCCTCCTCTTTCTTGGATTCGACATCGGAGAAAATCTTGACAATTTCGGTAAAATCTTTTTTTAAAATTCCTTGGTGGATAGCAACTTTAATTGCTGCTCTTATATGCGAATTGAACCTTTTGACACTATCTTTCACATAACATTTTGCCAGTTCGTTTATAATGTTTTGATAGGAAGTAGCGTTTATTTTCGAGAGTTTCGTTTCGTGAAAGTATATAGTAATCAGTTTAAGGGTATATTCATATTTACCAAATGTTTCTGGTCCGACATGAGGCTTCTTGTGGACAAGCATCCATTTTTCAAAGTATTCAGCAAGGGTAATGTTCTTATCTTCCACAATGCCGTTGGACAGCTCTATTTCAGCCTGTGATGCCGCCTGAACAGCCTCTGCCTTGGTTCTGTATCCTGACTTTGATTTTTGCTTATATGAGCCGTCAGGGGCTTTGTAGGAGATGCGGTATTCCCATCCGTTATTTCTTTTTCTAAAGTATGCCATTGATTTACCCTTTCTTTTTTGATAAAATGGGTATAGTAAAGAGACCTACTGCGAAGCAGGTTTTACTATACAGAATTACCCTACACTCAAGCTTGCCGGCGGAGAGTGTGGGGATTTTTTATTTGTTCAAAATTAAAGGAATGAGTATTCCTAAAATAGCAACTGCTGTTCCTATAGACCATAAAATAAGCTCTCGCTTATCTTTACGAGCTTGTTCTAGAGATTCTATTTTTTCATTGGCTAACTCAACTTTAAGATTAGCAAATAAATTCTCTAACTTATTTTCAAAATTATCGAATTTTAAATCAACTTGTTTGGCCAATGCATCAAATTTTAAATCCGATTTTTCTGAGCTATGCTGAACATTAGTGCTGAGTTTTTCGAACTTTAAATCAATTTCAGATTTCGTATATGTTTCTTGTGGCATAATAGATTCCTCCTGTTGTTTTCTTGATTCTATTATATCATTAAAAAGTGGTAAAGATGGTTTTGTTTTCGCAGTTGCATTGTTTAAGTATGCAATATTTGTAGGCTTGCTTTTAAAATTGTCCTGTGCTTCCATCATATCATCCCCCATGTGCCAAAATGATGATAGCTATATGCTGTGTCGACTTCTTTACCATTTTCATCTAGCAATAGAAATAAAAACAAGAAGTCACTTGGAGCCTGAATTGTAAAATTGAAATCAAAATTTCCTGTGGCTTTTCCAAATCCATCATCTAGCAATACAAAATCTTGTTTAGCAATATTTACTCTCGTGGCATGGACAGGATAATGTGTACCATCTGGGAAATGTGCTGAAACAGATAGTATGTAATTGGTGTCAGGTCGTAAATTAAAAAAATCTAAGAAAGCTACTAAAGATACAGAGCCAGGATAGAAATCAAAGTTGTTGATAGTGCTTAACAGTTGACCATTGCCTGTATTTACAATTTTTAGAGAGGTCATTTTTTCTTTAAATAGATTTGATTTCATCGGGATACCAACCATATTCTTTTTTCCTTTCATCCAACCAAATTATAGTATTCTTCCTTAACCATGGTCTCATTGACCGTGGTTTTTAAGTCGTATTTTTCCATAAAGCGAACGTAATTAAATTCTCTGACATCGTCCATCAGGGCTAACTCTTCCTTGACCAGGTAATGAATCATATTTCTATCCGCTTGTAATTCATACTGTTCACGTCTTCGGTCATATTGCGCCGGGTCGTGATCTTCATGTCCAGTTTCATGGTAGATAGTTTTCTTTTTTTCGATTTCATCAAGATATGTATCGACTGCAATCAAGTTGTGCTTTTTGTTATAGATACCCTTATTATCTGTATCCCTACCGTCAAAATAGACCAAATCAATACCACGTTCAGCGCATACTGATTCTGGTGTCATCATAGGCAAAACTCCTTATTTTCTATTTTTAATGCGAGTTTCTAGGATAGATGCAATTAAATCCAAATCTTCTTCATTGAGTTCGTGTCCATCATAAAAGAAACTTTCTGCTGCATCTTTTTTTAGATCTATTTCTGACAGACTTTCATCGGATGCAATCCGAGGATTATCTGTCCTACCTAATAAGTAATCAGTGGATACGTTGAAGTAATTAGCTATTTCAGCAATACGTTCGGCGTTGGGAGCTTTCGTTTTTAAAGTATAGAAATAATTTGTACTATATCCTAGATTTTCTTCTAACTTTGCTAATGAAATCCCCCTCTTTTTAGCAAGTTCTTTTATTTTTTCTAGTGTTGAAAACATTGTTAAATCAACCTTTCTAAGAGATCGACAAAAAATATCCCAAAAATCTAGAAAAAAGTATTGACTTGTTCTAGAAAAAAGTATAGAATAGTTTTTGTAAATGATTGAGTTAGAAAAAAACGAAGTCAAAAACATTCTAAAAAATTAAATAACACGGTCACCAAACTGTATTTATAAATGATTAGAAGTGTTCTAAACGTTGTTTTTATTATGCCTTGATTATAGACTTTATTATAGAGTTTGTCAAGAAATTATATAAAATTTTCTAACTCTTTCGCTTACAAGCTCTTTGACAACTGAATAGCGATATGGTAATATTAAGGGGAAGTAGGAAGTTGCACTGCGGTATTCATCGTAGCAACACTAAAAACCCCCAGTATTGCCGTACTGGGGGTTTTTGTTAGCTCAGCTAACAAAGCACTACTTATCATCTTTATCTAGCCTTTTTTCAATGGCGATGAGGATGATACCGACCAAGATTGGTGCAACGATATTGGTGAGTAGGAAGTCACACATTGGCATTCACCTCCTTCCCTGGCGGTATAGGAGTGCCGACCCTAATTATATCATATTGCTATTCAGTTCAAAAGGTAGTCCTTTGACAACTGAATAGAAACGTGGTAAGATATAGGGGAAAATAAGTGTTTCGATAAACCATCGGACAAAGAAAGCCCCCTGCTAACTTCCACATAAGCAGGGGGCTTTTTGACACTATCAATCTTCGTCTAGCCATTTTTCGATGACAAGTAGAAGGATACCGACCACTAACGGGCCGATGATAGATGAAATAAGTGTTTCTACCATTGGACTTCTCACCTCCCTTCGAGGCGGTATCGTCAGTGCCAATTTATATTATATCACGTTTCTATCAGTTCGATAGGGGCGTTTTTTTGTCTTATAGGCAAAATAAAAAACGTACTCTATCTGCTTCATAGAGTACGCTACGGAAATTGTTCTGCTCAGGCCAGAAGCAGTGGCACACGATACTTGACGAGTATCCGCACCTCGTACTGCTATCGGTTAGAAATATTTTTTCTTTTAAGTCATTTCTGTTTGAGTCTGATATCGTCGACTATCCCGGTAGAAGGTGACTGACTTCTACAAATGAAAACATATTCCTACTGAGACACAGTATACCTCAAAAACTCTGACAAAGAATATCACTCCTTTCGAGTTTATGATTAATTACATTATATAAAATGTAAGAAAATTTGTAAAGGGTTTCACTGTGAAAATACTTGAGCGGACACGATTTCCTTTGATTTTTATTATTCATTATAACTTACAAGAAAGGAGCAATTATATGCCAAATGTGGACGGGGGTCGTCAAAAAGTATTGGAATACTTAAAAGACAACAATCTCACAATTACAACGTTAGCGGTGCAATACAGCATGGCTCGTCAGGATGTCACTAATATCTTGAATGGTAAACTAAAAAATCCACAAGCAAATCGTTTTATTGCTCGTGTGATTGAAGATTTTAAGATTCGGTAGGTTCATAAAACTACCCAACTAACAAACTAGAAAGGAGGAGGGGATGGAAAAACTAGCAGCTATCGGAATTGTCTTACTTGTCGTTTTCGCGTTTAATGCTCCGCTTTTTTACTATCTTCTTGAGGATTTTGGGGAAAGTGATGAAGAGCGGGAATGCGATGAATGTGGAAATTAAACTGAATTGTTCTTCTGTCAGGACACTCAGCAATCCAATCCCTAACAACACAGTAAAGAGAATATAGACAATATCAAAATGAATATCGTCATCATTTTTGAGGATATATTTCAGGAAGTCGACGATGAAAAAGGCGGACACTCCTGATAAGGAAAATGATACGAACATGACAAAAAGCACTTTTGTTCCATCAATGCTTTTCAGGGTATTAATAGCTGGGTTTTCAACTTGGGGTACAGAAAGATACAAGAATGAGAAGAAAATAATCAATCCGATGCTCGAAATATTTTCGACCGTAAATAGGTATTTAATTAATTTTTTCATAAAGATATTATACCAGATTTTGCAACCAAACTAGAAAGGAAATAACATGTCAAAACAAAGATACGGTCGCCCAAGTACAGGGCAGAAAGGGAATAACCGTCCCACAGTGGTCATTAGTCGTGAGAGCTACGACGAGGTAGACAGCTTGTCAATTGGTACAGGAATGAGCCGTAGTGCTATTATTGATTATTTTATCAGTGAGGGCTTGAAACGTGCTCGTATTGAAGAAGTTGTCATCAAGACTAAGCGTCTAGTTCTTGATGACTAGAAAGGAGAAAGGGATGAACGAACTAGAAAGAACAGCCCTCAATGAAATACTGAGGACTGTGACATATATTGCGGAGAAGGTGGATGAACTTGACGCTAAGATTTCTTTGAGCGATTTACAAGTTCTTGAGCATCAAGAAAATTGAGTTTCATTTCCATGTAGTGAATAACTCCGTGAAGGTAATTTTTGAGATGAGAAAAATCTTTATCAGGATTATTTCTATAGTAATGACCTTCGTCGTTGCCAATATAAGCAGATGCAAGTGCAAATGTTTTAAGGTCATCATCCTTGATATATTTTTCGATAACCTGTTTTAACGGCATTTTAATGATTTTATCTTCGTCATCAGGATTTGTGACAATAGAGAAATCTTTAACAAAAAACTCAAGTGCCTTTCGATAGCCGATTCCTGCGATGTGGTCGAGTTGTTCATGTTCTGCTTTTAGGGCTTGAACATAGATTTGTTTACCGATTGGGGAAACTAATTCTACATCGTCAGAAATAGGTATATCACTTGGGAGGCTAGGAGTAACTTTAAGATGTTCGATTTCGTATTTATCGGTGTAGGAATTAATCCGATGCCTTGTTGCTATAAATTCTTCTGTCCAGAAGTGCTTACAACCTAAGCATCTAAATGTTAAGACCAAACTTGTTTTTTCTTCGCCGAGAGGAAAATAAGAAGAGTTCACCAGATGTGGATTGGTTGGTTTTTTACAATTTGGACAGATATCATCGATAGTTACAGGTCTAGAAACAGAAGAATTTATTTTTGCTTGAAATATCATAATATTTCTCCAATCGTTTTTATTTTAATTATATCAAATCAGAAAGGAATTTTATGAACGAAATTATCAACGTTAGTGTGAATGATAATCAAGAGCCTGTTGTGTCTGGTCGGCAGTTGCATGAGGCTTTGGGTGTCAAGACGGCATATAAGGACTGGTTCCCTAGAATGACCGAATATGGATTTGTCGAAGGACAGGACTTCTGCTCAAATTTGAGCGAAAGTACGGGAGGTCGTCGAGCGGTTGACCATATTATCAAGCTGGACACGGCCAAGGAAATTGCTATGATCCAACGGACAGACCGAGGCAAGCAGGTACGGCAGTACTTTATCCAAATAGAAAAGGACTTCAACAGTCCAGAGAAGATTATGGCTCGCGCTCTGCTATTGGCTGACAAGAAGGTGCATCAGCTGGAAGCACAGATTGAGGCGGATAAACCCAAGGTGCTATTTGCAGACGCTGTGAGTGCTAGTCACTCATCTATCTTGGTTGGAGACCTAGCTAAGTTAATCAGTCAAAACGGCTTTAAAATCGGTGCTAATCGCTTGTTTGCGCGGTTGCGTGAGAACGGCTATCTGATTAAGCGCAAGGGCAGTGATTGGAATATGCCAACGCAGAAATCTATGGAACTAGGTTTATTTGAAATCAAAGAGACGACTATCACACATGCTGACGGTTATATCTCGATTAGCAAAACTGTAAAAGTTACAGGCAAAGGTCAGCAGTATTTTATCAATAAATTTTTGGCTGATGATGTTGCTTGAAAAACAAAAAAACCACTGCGGGAACAGTGGCTTACTAAAAAAATCACTTAAATTATAACACACGAAAGCGAGGTTTGACAAGATGGATGACATTGCTGAAAGCCTCATATCACGTTTTATCAGTCAGTTAAAAGTTAGATTGGTGGAAGTGTTTGAGGTGTTTAACTTAGAACTAGCAATGCCTTTGCTACTCAACAGTAAGCAATGCAAGAAGTTGCTAGGAATCATGAATGAATCGGAATTCCAGAGGGTATCACACCTAAAGGATTTTCCAAGGATTGAAAAGAAAGGGTCGCACCCACGATTTCCACGGGATGCCGTGGTTGAGTGGATGCGTGTAAATTGGAGGTTGATATGACTGAAGCAATTTTAACATTAGGAATCTTCGCTGTGCCGATTTTGACGGCGGCAGTTGTGGAGCAGCGGAAGATTGAGAAAAAGCAAATGCGTGAAGAATTCGAAGAAATTCGGCGCAGAGACTACCTGTACGGCTTTAAAGCGGGCATGGGGTATCAGAGTACCTGTGACATCGAAAAAGCTCGTAACGGGCTAAAGAGAGACGCTCAACAAGTGGATAAGGAGATAGCACGGTATGCGAATTAACGAGGGTATCGGCAGAGAAAACCAGATTGACCAGATTGTTTATTTTACAGGGAAGGCAAGGGAAGAATACAGTGAATTATCACCGTACGAACTAGCAGTTGAATTGAAAATCGCTAAGATTCAGGCAGGGTTGATATGACAATTTACGATAGGGAATACGTGTGTGACGACTGTCTTGAGCAATGGGAATCACGCTCAGAAGAGCCAATGATATTTTGTCCATTCTGTATATCAGATGAAGAGCCGAGAGTTATCGGAAAGTGGAGGGCTTATGACTAGTATTGAAAGGATTAGGGAATACTATCGCGAACATCCGAACGCATCTTCTAAGGAAGTGTCAGAGGTATTGAAGATTAAAGAGAATACTGTCAAGGCTTCGATTTCTAAAGATGTGAAAAATCGTCGGGCAGTTCGTTTAGATAATGGTGGTATTGACTATACAGATTTTTTTTGAGAAAGATGAATGGTTAAAAGCATTCCGTGAGTATCAGAAAGAGATTCTGGAAGAGCAGATTGAAGTCCTGCGAGAAGCAAATCGTAGAGAGATTGATAGCAACCAGATCCGCTTGAACGCTCGTGAGATACGGATGTTGCTGAATGATTTGGCTAGATTATGACAAGACAAGATTTAATTGAACTAATGGAAAGTGATGCAGCAATCGGCATCAAGGATTTTATGGCTATGCATGATCACTATGTTGCCTGCTTGATTACCCACAAGCAAGGTTACGACCATGACCAGTTGGAGTATATCGCTGCATACGTTAAATTTTTGGAAAATCATTTTATGGAGGACTTGTAATATGGCGTTTTTGTACGAATTAGAAGGGATTTATGCCCAGCTTCAAGCTATGGAATTGGACGATGAAACGTTTAATGACACGCTTGAAAGTATTGACTTTGAAGAAAATTTTGCGCAATCTTGCGAATGGTTTATCAAGATGCAACGTAATGCCGAAGCCGATGCAGAACGGTTTAAGGCTGAAAAAGACGCGTTCGCCAAAAAACAAAAAGAAGCTGAAGCAAGGGCGGAACGTTTTAAGGAACGTGTAAAAGAAGCGATGATGTTAACTAATCAACAGAAGGTTGATACTGGATTATTTAAATTATCACTCCGAAAAACGGAAAGTGTCACTATTTTTGACCCATCGAAATTAGCAGATGAATTTTTGAAAGTGAAAGTTGAACCGAATAAAACGGAAATCAAGAAAGCCATCAAGAATGGTCAAGTTGTTTTCGGAGCTGAACTGACAGAAGGGCGCAGTGTGGTAGTGAAATGAAAATTACAAAAGCGACAGATATAACGTTAAATGATTCCTGTTATCTCATCTATGGGAACCCAGGGTTTGGCAAGACTTCGGCATTAAAATATATCCCAGGGAAGACATTGGTGATTGATATTGACAAGTCATCCAAGGTTCTGAACGGGTGCGAGCATATTTCTATTGCGGAAGTAGACACGCATAAAATCTGGGACGAATGGTTGAATACAGTTAAGGAATTGTTAACGACAGATGTAGCAAATGATTTTGATACCATCGTCGTTGATAATGTATCGGAACTTTTTCGGGCTTGCCTAGCGAATTTGGGGCGTGAAAATAAAACAAAAGAAGGGCGTATTCTGCGTGTTCCTTCTCAAGGGGACTATCAACGGGTAGATTTCACTATTCTGGATAGTTTGCGGGCCTTATTGCAGCTGAAAAAACGTGTTGTGTTTACAGCTTGGGAGACTTCGGATCAGTGGACGGATGAAAATGGCATGATTTACAACAGGGCTATGCCTGATATTCGTTCTAAGATTTTGAATAACTTCTTAGGCTTGACCGATGTGGTGGCTAGATTGGTCAAAAAGACCACTGAAGACGGCGAGGAAGTGAGAGGTTTTATCTTACAACCGTCGGCTAGTGTCTACGCAAAAAATCGTCTGGATGACCGTAAGGGGTGCAAAGTAGATGAGCTTTTCACTACGGAACTACCAGGTTGAACTGATTTTGGATATCAAGAAATCCATGCTTGCAGGTCACCGTAAAATCATGGTGCAGTCACCGCCACGATCTGGAAAAACAGTTTGCATGGCCCATATCGCAAAAAACGCAACGGACAAACAAAAAACAGTATTGTTTTTCAGTCATCGCAAGGAAATCAATGAACAAGTTTTTGAAACGTTCGAACGAGCTGGTGTCGACATGGGATTGGTCTATATCGGTACAGTTGGCAGTATTGTCAGGAAGCTAGGAAAATTACCTTTGCCGACACTCATCTTGGTGGATGAAGCGCATCATATCAAGGCTAGTCAATATCAACAGATTTTAAAATATTATCATCAGGCGGTTCAGTTGTTTTTTACAGGTACACCAATACGCTTGGATGGGTCTGGATTTGACGATATGGCAGATGATTTGGTGGTCGGTAAATCTATCTTGTGGTTGCAGGAACATGGTAATATTTCAGAGTTTGACTATTATTCTATCAATTTGCTTGATCAGGCAAAATTAAAGAAACGACAGGGCGAGTACACGAACCAGTCGATTGATGATAGTTTTGATTTTAAGCAACAGCACGGTGATTATCTGAGTCATTATGAGCGTTTGGCAAAAGGCAAACAGGCTATCGTATATTGCCATAGCGTAGAATACGCTGAGAGGGTTTCTAAGCGATTTTACGAAGCAGGGTACCAATCAGCCGTGGTGTCTGGAAGAACTCCGAAAGTCGAACGAGAGCGGGCAATGCGTGCCTTTCGTGATGGAGAGGTGACTATCATGGTGAATGTCAATCTATTTACTGAAGGAATTGACTTACCAGGCGTTGATGTCTGTATCATGTTACGACCGACGGCATCTTTAAGTTTGTATTTGCAGTTTGCAATGCGTGCTTTGAATCCCAGAGCGGGCAAGCGTGCCATACTAATTGACCATGTTGGAAATCACATTCGGCACGGTCTGCCAAACGATGATCGTTACTGGTCTTTGGAAGGCGTTGATAAAACAAAATCATCCAGTAAAGAGAAGGAAGAGTCACCTAAGACTTGCGAGAATTGCTTTGCGACATTTTATAGGGATAAGATTGTCGATGGAAAATGTCCTTACTGTGGTGAACCTTTGAAAATTATCAAGGATATTGAACAGGAGGCAACAAATGAAATGTTAACTTTAATCAACCAGGGGATGGAGTTTGTCTCTATCCGTGGTGAGATGATAGAAGTGACACGGGAAGAGGCTTTGGTCTACAAGCGTGTCAAACGATATGGTAAGAAATACGAGAGATGTGAGTCTCTCGCAGAATTAAAAGCATTTAGAATTATCCACGGTTACGCCCCTGGCTGGCTGTGGCACAAACAAAAAGAATTAAACCTTTGGAGGAATTAAGAATGGGACTTTTTACAGTAAATTATGAAGCAGCAGAACAATTTTCATCTATCGAAGACGGAACTTACGAAGTATTTATTTCACATGTGGAGCAATCTGCAAGTAAAGGTGGCACCGACTTCTTGGATATTCGCTTGAAAATCCGTGAGGACTTCCAGCAGAAGTTCCGCAACAATCTTATCTTTGACAAGATTTGGATCAACAAAGAAACCTTGCAATACCCTGAATTTGCTCTTCAGCGTTATGCTAAGGCGGTAAAATTGCCTGAAAACATTGAAATTCAGACCGTGGAGCAGTTTTTGAACCTTATCAAGGGTAAGAACTTGAAAGTCACGGTTAAGAATGAGCAGTCTGAATACAACGGTAAGACCTATGACAACCTGAATATCAAGAAATACGAGCAATCAGAATTGCCACCAGTTGCTGTCCAAGCTAGTCAGCCTGTTGTGGATGACTTAGATTTGCCATTCTAAGACTATGGCAGGAATGGTAGAATACGCCTTGCACTATGCTCGCCTTGGTTTTTCTGTCATTCCGATTGATAAGAAGAGCAAACGGGCCATAACAGCGTACAAGGATAAGACTTTTTCAGAATTAGAAATCAAGCGTCTGTGGCGTGATAACCCAGATGCCAACATAGCTGTAAAAACAACGGATTTCTTTGTTATTGATATTGATGTTCGAGATGATGTGGATGGCTATTCCAGTTTTGAAGAATGGGAATTGAAACAATATATCCCTGCCACTCTACAGGCGACAACGCCGAGTGGTGGCAGGCATATATTTCTCAAGAAACCTAAAGGTGTTCAAATTAGTCAAGATATTAAGGTTCGTCCAGGAATTGATATCAAAGCCCACCCGAACAATTATGTCTTGGTAGCACCTAGCAACAATCCCAAGGGAAAATATGTCTGGGATCAGTCTGTCGAAGAGATGGCAGAGGCTCCGATGGAGCTGTTGGACATCTTACAAGCAGAGAAGAAACCAAGCAAAATCAATTTTATAACTAAATACAACCCAGAATACAGCAGTAAAACAGCTAAGCTATTTGAACAAATTGTTTTCGGTTTGGGTGATGAAGGTGGAAGAAACAATAATCTAGCTAGTTTGATTGGCGGGTTATTGATCCGTGGTGTTGATGAGGAGGCAGCTTATATGTTAGCAAAAATAGCTAATCATTACACGCCAAGTCCTCTATCTCAGCAGGAGGTAGATAGGACATTTGAAAGTATGTTAAGAAAGGAGCTTGATAGGCGAAGTGGTATTGGATATAGCGAAGATTAAAGCAGAGTACGAAAACGTCGTTCCACATCCAGCTGTCTACGAAAAACCGACCGACTGGCGTGAGATTCGTCTGGCCTGTCGTGATTACAGAAACGACTGGCTGGAAAAGGCTAAGTGGAAAGAAACGCAGTATGGAACCATGGAAGAAATAAAAGAGCCACCGAAACGCTTGACAGAGTTAGCTGTTGCGGAAGGTTTGGAACAAATCCTATATGTCATCAACCTACCGAACGACAGGGTGGCGGTTTATGATCCTGACGCTGGTTATTATCATAAAGACCCATCTTTTGCTTACAAGGTTATCAGATTGTTAGAACCTACTTTTACCGAGACACGGTCCAAGAACGTACTATTCATGTTAGCAGCAACCAAACGGAAATATCTATATGATGGATTCTCATGCGATTTTTCTATCGGGGATTACCAGGATCCGAAACGTTTCATTCTGGTGAAAAACGGTATTTTTGACAAACAGTTGAAGAAGATGTCGGGTTTTACCCATCGGTTCGTGGCATTTTCAACCATTGAGACAGAGTATGATCCGTTTGCGGCATCACCAAACATTGACAGTTGGGATGTAGATAGTTGGTTACTGGATTTGATGAGCGGTGACGAAGACTTGGTTCATCTCTTATGGCAGGTTATTTCAGCCAGCCTAAATGGGAACTACTCGTACAGGAAGTCTATCTGGTTTGTCGGTGAAGGAAATGACGGTAAGGGTACGGTCCAACAATTGATTACAAATATTGTCGGTATCCGTAATGTAGCAACCTTGAAACTGAATCAGTTTTCGGAACGTTTCGCCTTGTCAATGATTGAAGGTAAAACTGTTATCATCGGGGACGATGTGCAGGCTGGTGTTTACATTGATGAATCGTCGAATTTTAACAGCGTCGTGACTGGTGAGCCAGTATTAGTCGAGGAGAAGAATAAGCAACCTTACTCGACCGTGTTCAAAAAAACCGTCATTCAATCAACCAACGAATTGCCGAGGTTTAAGAATAAAACCAACGGAACCTATCGGCGTTTTCTTATCATCCCCTTTCGGAAGACATTTTCAGCCAAGGAAGATAATTGGCAGATTAAGGATGAGTACATCAATAGGGATGATGTGAAACAGTATGTGTTGAAAAAAGCCCTTGAGTTAAACTTCACACGATTCAGCGAGCCACAGGCAACGCTGGATGTCTTGGAAGAATTTAAATCTAGCAACGATACAGTTAAAGCGTTTATTGACGAATGGTTCGGAACATTTCAATCCGAACGCCTGCCGGTCCGTTTCTTGTGGTGGTTGTATCAGGAGTGGTGCAAAGAAGAAGGGATTACAAAAGTGGCTAAAGGAAAGTTTGAACGTCAGCTCATAAAATTACTCCCTGCAGAATGGGAGAAGAAAAGAGCAAAACCGACAAGGAGATTCAAACCATCGCTGGATGTTCCTCGCAGATATACAGGTTTTTATTGGGATAACGATAACGACCCTAACACGACTGCAGTTTGTCTTGATAAAAAGTTACTGGTTACTGATTAGGTTACCGAACTTTTATAGATAGGTAACCTAGTCAAACCCTTGATATTACTGAGTTTTTGATAAAAAAGTTACCGGTTACCTATCTTCTCTTATTATTTATTAAATTATAAATATATAAAATATATATAAATAGAAAATAGGGGGTAACGGGTAACTTTTAGGGGTGGAACAAGGGCTAAACCCTTGATATGACTGGTTTTTTGGAGGTTATCTATCTTTTTTCGAGATGTGTAACCTTTAGTAGGAAATATATGGAAAAAGAACATAAAATACAAAATGATATTCGAGTTGGTTTGACGGAGGCTGGTTGTCTGGTCTTCCGTGCCAACGTTGGCAAAGTCCGTACGTCTGATGGACGATACTTTGACACAGGTCTGCCAAAAGGTTTTAGTGACTTATTTGGATTTAGACAAGACGGACAAATATTTTTCATCGAAGTAAAAAACGAAAAGGGTCGTGTACGACCAGAGCAAGAGAAATTTATCGATCGAATGCAAAAGTTCGGCGCCTTAGCCGGTGTGGCTAGGAGCGTTGAGGATGCGATGGATATCGTAGGAGGAAAAGCAAATGGAACAATTTAACAACGTAACCAAACCAAAACATTACCAAGGTAAGTATGGTATGGAAGCTTTGGATGTGGTCAAGAATTTTATCGGCAATCTAGCCGGCGAATCTGCTTACTATTGGGGAAATGTCATCAAGTATCTGTTGCGATTTCAGCAGAAGAACGGTGTTGAGGATCTGAAGAAAGCTCAGCAGAATTTAGGTTGGCTTATTGAGGATTTGGAGGAGAAATGCGAAAAGAAGGATTAATAATAATAGCACTAAGCTTTGCGTTGATTGTATCATTGATTGAAGTACATAGTATGCGAAGCAAGATTGACAACCTGGAATCCCGTGAACCAGTCATCATCTACCAGGTAGACAACGCTGGTACAGAGATGTTCGGCAAGGTCACGGCTAAGGACGTGCTTGAAAGCCGATACTATGTCGAGGTTAAGCCGTATGGTAAGTTCTTGGTGACCAGGGAGCAGTATGAAGAATTTGAAGAAGTAAGAGATGGGCATGAGGCTATGTTCTATCCTTTGGATGGAGAGCATAGACTTATACCTTGGTCGAGGTATAGTATGTATGAGTATCTTCCTAAAAAGGAGGTAAATGGATGAATGGACCTATCTTAGATATTTTACTTAATCTAATCGTTCTATCTGGACTGATAGGAATGTTGCTCCTTATTTGGGTGCTTATCATCAGTATGGTAGGTTTATTTTTCAAAAATATAGGAGGCAGAAAATGATACCGAAGTTTAGGGCGTGGGATAAAATAAGAAACCGAATATCCGAAGTCGAAAGAATTTATATCGATACGAAAGGAGTCCGCTTACGAGATGAAAATGGCGAATATTGGCGTAGATTTGATGATGTTATCCTCATGCAATCCACAGGGCTGGTCGATAAAAACGGTAAGGAGATTTTCGAGGGGGATGTTGTCGAGTTTGAGGATGCCGATGACATTGAGAACGTGTACACCAATCGAGGCGTGGTTGAGTGGTGTCAAGGAGGTTTTACCGTAACAAATCGGGCGACAGTATCAATGGACGATTTACTTGATGGAGACAAACTTGAGCTTGAAATCATCGGCAACATCTATGAGGATCTTGAGTTGGTGGAGTGGTAGGATATGGAAAAATTAAAAAATATGTATAGAGGAGTCTATGGCTGGACAGTCCAAAATGGCAAACCGTTTCCGCCAGCACATGACTTGCCATCAGTTGTTAAGAATAGAGTAGATTACTTTTGGGATATGGCTGAACACGGAATGACATTTATGGGAGCGATGAAATGCATCTTTGCTAACCAAAAACCGGAAGAATATGATCTGGGAGCCACTAAAGATTGGTTGCCAATGTCTCAAGAATTTAAGGACTGGGTTGGTCACGCTTATGGTATGGCACAGATGGAAATAGCTGTATATATGATTTACGGAGATTGCAAGGAGGGAATCAATGACTGAAAAACTAGGCGTGCTACTGGTCGATGTGCCAGAGCCGAGGATTTGGGATTATTTTTATCTTGCTGTTATTGCAAGTCACACAGATATAGGGAGTACTAATAGACTAGATGATATGCTTAAATATGCTTATCGCTGCACCCAAGAAGAAGCTAAAAAATACCCACAATTCAGATGGGTAGCGTTGGAGGAGTTGGGATGACCATTAAAGAACTAATCAAAGAATTGCAGATGTATGACGAGGACAAAGAGGTTGTTTTAACGATAGCCAACGTTTATCCAGTTTTGCATGAATTCGTAGATTTGGAAACGGGGTTGGTTCGTCTTTCGTCGGATTGTCAAATCGGCTTTGAATTCAATCTTTTATCAGACAATCGTCTGGAAATTGAGGGGGTGTGGTAGATGACCACAGCAGATAAAATTTTATTCATAATGCGACATAACGGTTGGACAAAAGACGTGTGCGCAGATGAAATAGGCGTACATGTAACACAACTAAATAGATGGCTAAGAGGGGTAATACCCAGTGAAAAAAACATGAATACCATCGACAGTTTGTATATTCAGCTTGTGTTTAAACCTAAAAGACCTAAATACATACCGAGGAAGAGGGAGAAGATTGTGATTGAATATCCGTATTACAGCCATCAGAGACAGCTGTGGGAAAAATAAAAAAAGCCAGCACTACTTGTACCGACTCTGTGAATAAAACTCTAAAACTATTATATCACAGAAAGGTATGAGCAGATGACTTTTTTTCCAGAAGTTGATTTCGAAAAAACGAAAGCTAATGCAAAACGAAAACTGAAAGAGTACCCTCGCTGGCGTAGAGTAGCGAACGATGTAGATGGACAGAAAGTTACTGCAGTGTACACTTTCGAACCGAGACAAGCTAATGGCAATCCGAGCAGGCCCGTGGAACGCTTGGCAATCAATCGAGTAGATGCTGAGGCAGAGCTTGAAGCTATCGAGTATGCGATTAATAATCTACTCAATCCTACGCATAGACGTATACTTTACGAGAAGTATCTTTACGCAGGCAAGCGATATGATTTTGAAATCTACAACGACTTGTACTTATCAGAGGCTAGTTTCTATATCGAACTCAACGATGCCTTGCTATCGTTTGCTGAACAATATAGAAGCGGAAGTTTGTTAGTTCAAAATTAGAGTTTTGACCAAGAAATCAAAAGTTTTTGTATAGATTATTCGTTTTTGTCGATGTTAAAATAGTATTGTCAAGATACCGAGAAGAGATAAACGTTAACATTTCAGTCGTTGTCAATTGACAGCCAATCTCCTTATACAATCGAACTCGGTATCTAAATTGGGAACATAGCTCAGCTGGATAGAGCATACGAGTTCTAATCGTACGGTCGCAGGTTCGAGTCCTGCTGTTCCCGTTAGACAAGTTAGCTTAAAGCGTGAGTAGTTGATAGACGTATCAACAAGGGGCGCATGTGCAAAGCGCTGGGCTGATAACCCAGAGATGGGGGTTCGAATCCTCTGCTTGTGGTTTAAAAACTAGCACCAAAAAAATAAATAATAAAGGACCCAGTGACCATGTTTGCTAGTATCATGCGAGGGGCTAAAATTTTTCACTCGAAAAGACTGCAGAGATGTGGTCTTTTTGTAATTTGGAGGAGGTGATGGAAAATTGCTAAGTTAACGATAAAACAACGAAAATTTATTGATGAGTACATCATCTGTGGAAATGCGACAGAGGCAGCACTCAAGGCGGGTTACAGTAAAAAAACAGCCGGACAAATCGGTGAGCAAAACTTGAAAAAACTTGAAATAAAATCGGCAATTGCTGAAAGAATGAAACAACTCGAAAGTAGCAAAGTGGCTACCGCAATCGAAGTCTTGCAAATTCTGACGTCTGTTCTTCGACAAGAGTTGACAGAGGAAGTTGTCACGCTTAACCCTGCAACCGGTGAGTATGTCACCGTGCATAAAAAACCTAGCATTGCAGAAGTTATCAAAGCTGCAGGTGAGCTATTGAAACGTTATCCTATCCAAGAACAACTCGAGAAAATCAAACAGGAGAATGAGTTGCTACGTCTTAAAATTGAAACTATCAAGGGTGTTCAATCGGATACACACTTGATGGAAAAATTACTGGAGGTAATCGATGGTCAGGATTGATAAGTTATCTCCTAAACAAATCGACATCATTAGACGTCCTTTTAATTATGAATTAGAAGTCAACGAAGGTACACCTCGTAGCGGAAAGACCACGGCCGGTCATTTTCGGTACGCAAGATACTTAATTCAAAGCGAAGACGAGAACCATCTAATTGCTGCATACAATCAAGAACAAGCCTATCGACTGTTTATTGATGGTGACGGTACAGGCCTTATGCATATCTTCAACGGGAACTGTTGGATTAAACACGATGACCGTGGCGATCATTTGCTGATCGATACTCCAAAAGGACAGAAGCGGGTTTACTATAAAGGTGGAGGCAAAGTCAACTCTGTTGGTGCTATTACGGGTATGTCTTTGGGTTCTGTAGTCTTTTGTGAGATTAACCTCCTGCACATGGACTTTATCCAAGAGTGTTTCAGGCGGACTTGGGCAGCTAAACTGCGTTATCATTTGGCAGACTTGAACCCTCCAGCCCCGCAACACCCAGTCATAAAAGATGTATTCGATGTGCAGAACACTCGCTGGACACATTGGACTATGGACGATAACCCTATCTTGTCGGAGGAGCGGAAACAATCAATCATCAACAACTTACGCAAAAATCCATATCTTTACAAACGAGATGTGCTTGGCCAGCGCGTCATGCCTCAAGGTGTTATCTACGGCCTGTTTGACATGGACAAGAATATCAAGGATGCCTTGATAGGCGAACCTGTCGAGATGTATTTCTGTGGGGACGGTGGTCAGTCGGATGCGACTTCTATGTCTTGTAATATCGTGACTAGAATCCGAGAAAATGGCAGAATTAGTTTCCGTCTTAACCGCGTTGCCCATTATTATCATAGCGGTGCTGACACAGGACAAGTAAAAGCCATGTCAACGTATGCAGTGGAATTGAAGGCGTTTATTAAATGGTGTGTTACTAAGTATCAAATGCGTTATACAGAGGTTTGGATTGACCCTGCATGTAAGTCTTTGAGGGAAGAATTGTACAAGGTTGGTATCATAACCCGAACAGCGATGAATAATTCTCACGATGTGTCTAGCAAATCAAAAGGTATTGAAGTCGGCATTGAACGTGGGCAGAATATTATATCTGACGAACGTTTTGTCCTTGTGGAACATAACGAAGAAGAGTACGACCACTATTATTTTTTGAAAGAGATAGGATTGTACAGTCGCGATGATAATGGTAAGCCAATTGATAAAGACAACCACGCAATGGATGAATTTCGCTACAGTGTAAATGTGTTTGTCACACGCTATGTCAATTTTATTTAGAGGACGATAAATGGGAATTGTACAATCTATAAAAAACATTTTTTTGAGGAGTAAATACATGGTAACAACAGATACGTTAGCCAGCATAGTGGATCATCCGAAAATTGCTGTTAGTCACGATGAGTATGCACGTATCCAAAGTAATTTGACCTACTATGAGAGTAAATGGGACGATGTTATTTATCAAAATACAGCAGGGGAGGAGAAAAAGCGCCCTGCCCAACATTTGCCGATAGCTAGGACTGTTTCTAAGAAACTGGCTAGTTTGGTTTATAACGAACAAGCTGAAATCACGGTTAACAATGCCGAAACAAATGACTTTATTCAGGAAGTTTTGTTGAATGACCGGTTTAACAAGAATTTCGAACGTTATCTTGAAAGTGGACTGGCTTTAGGGGGTCTGGCTATGAGACCTTACATAGCAGGAAATAGAATTCGTGTTGCTTTCGTTCAAGCGCCAGTCTTCTTGCCTATGCAGTCAAATACCCAAGATGTTTCGAGCGCGGCTATCGTTACCAAAACCACAAAAAATAAAGGTAAATCCAAACTCTACTACACCCTGATAGAGTTTCACGAATGGGCAGAGGAAGATTACTATATTTCAAACGAGCTTTATCGCTCCGAGAACTCTACAATTGTGGGAGAACGTGTTCCTTTATCAGAGTTGTACGAAGATTTAAAGGAAAGAGTACTTGTTGAAAACGTTAGTCGTCCATTGTTTACCTACCTAAAAACGCCCGGAATGAACAATAAAGATATTGATAGTCCGCTTGGTTTGTCTATCTTTGATAATGCTAAGACTACAATCGATTTTCTAAATACTACCTATGACGAGTTTATGTGGGAAGTTAAGATGGGTCAGCGTAGAATAGCAGTGCCAGATAGTATGATCAAGATGAATGTCCAGACCGAAGACGGGGATATTCGTTTTGTCCAACGCTTTGAAGCTGAGCAGAATGTCTATCAGATGTTAGGGACTGAAGAAAAAGGAATTGGTATTACAGACCTTACCACTCCGATTCGCGCAGATGATTACATAAAAGCAATCAATGAAGGCTTGAGTTTGTTAGAAATGCAAGTAGGTGTCTCGACTGGTATGTTTACCTTTGACGGAAAAAGTATGAAAACTGCCACCGAAATCGTCTCGGAAAACTCAGATACTTATCAATTAAGAAACAGCATAGTTGCATTGGTGGAACAATCTATCAAAGAATTAGTCGTGTCTATTTGCGAACTAGCTAAAGGTGCGGAACTTTACGACGGTGATATTCCTGAGTTGAAGGATATTGAAGTTAACCTTGATGATGGTATCTTTACAGACCGAAATGCTGAACTTGATTATTGGACGAAAGCTCTAGCAAGCGGTATCGTCAGCAAAGAATACGCAATGAAAAAAGTTCTAGGTCTAGCTGATAATGAGCTAAAGGAGATTGTCCGACAGATTAATCAAGAGAAACCTAGTTCAAGCGAAGTAGACGAGGAACTCTACGATGAGTAAGTTACCGTTTGACCAAGGAGACGAACAGTTCACCTTAGAGATGAATCAAGTTGCTGATGTCTACCATCAGCTATCAATTGATTTGTTTATCAATGTTATTCGCAGATTGAAGAAAAGAGGTACGGCAGACTTACAAAGAGAGCCATATATTTGGCAACTTGAAAAATTAAACGACCTGCACATGTTGACAGAAAACAATGTGAAACTAATAGCTAGTCGTGCAGAGGTCGCTAAGAGCGTCCTACGTAACGTTATTTCGAACGAAGGCTACAAGGTATACAAAGATACTCACGAGCAATTAAAACGCGATACAGGTCAAAATATAGAGCCTCAGCGCTATGTTGTAAAGGAAGCACTGGAATCTTATGCCAATCAGACAACACAAGAACTCGGAAATTTAATCAATACTCGTTTACCTCAAAGTGTACAGAACGTTTATAGGTCTATCATTGAACAGACAGTTGCAAGCGTGGTATCAGGTAGTAAGTCCGCAGAACAGGCATTGAATGACACTCTGACAAAATGGAGTGACAAAGGATTTTACGGCTTTACTGACAAAGCAGGTCGGCATTGGCGTGCAGATACTTATGCAAAGACTATAATAAAAACGACAGCGCTAAGAATTTATCGAGACATGAGAGAACGTCCTGCAGAGGAGTTTGGGGTTGAAACATTCTACTACTCGATGAAATCTAGTGCTAGAGCTATGTGTTCTCCGCTTCAACACCAGATTGTCACAAAAGGCCCTGCGTTTGAAGCGGATGGAACTAGGGTGTTAAGCCTACTAGATTACGGTTATGGAACTGCAGGAGGTTGTCTCGGTATAAACTGCGGCCACTACTTAACACCGTTTATTGTTGGCGTTAATCAGAAACCAGATTTGCCGAATCATCTCAAAGGTGTCTCCCAGAAACAAGCGGAGGACAATGCTAGAGCAGAAGCTCAGCAACGAGCCTTTGAAAGAGAAATACGCAAGAATAAAGAAAAATTGCGTATTGCTCGTGAAATCGGTGACAAGGAGCTTATTCAAAAATATAAATTAAGAGGATTGACTCTAGAGGGTCAATATAAAACATATCTTGATGACCACAGATTTTTGTATCGTAATATTAACCGGGAAGGTTATATCAGAAATGCGAAAACGTATAAAAATACCTACGAAATTCTTGACAATCGGTTGAAAAAAGAGTATTCTGATATACTACAAAATTTAGGGTGTAGAGCGCCCAAGTCTTATAGTGATTTCAAGTCGTTAAGTAGCTCTGAAAGGGAGTCTCTGAGATATGACAATAGGATTGTCAGCTACTTCAAGGGAGAAATTCAGGAAAAACTGACCGAGAAGCAGAAGCAACAGGCAGTAGAAGCTTACTTTAATTTCAAGAAAGACGGAATTGTATTTGGGGACCATGCAATAGCGCGCTACATAGAGCGTATGAGACGCAAAAACGGAACGTTCGTATACAACTATGAGACGGTTAGAACCGCTTTTTCTCTACCTCCTAACTATGTATCAGAGCAGAATGGCAGACTTGCAAGGTACTATAACGGTATCCTCTATATCACAGAACCTGATACGGGTATTGTAGTAACGATGATGAAGACAAGACGAATGAAAGGATTTGCGCCGTATGAAGTACAGTGAAAAAGCATTATCTATGCTAGAAGAAGCAATCAGTGGTAAACTTGAAGATTTTTGGGACTTTTCATTTGATTTCAATGCCCTGCTGGGGGAAGATGAAGAGTTCGCGGAGGGGTGGGACAAAGAAAATCCTGAAATGTTCGATTTATTTTGTGATTATGAATTCTTCATGTTCCTTGAAGAACACGACACAAACGATACCCAAGGTTTTATAGAGTTCCTTAAACCGTATTACGAAAAAGCAAAACAATTAGTAAAATCTTAGCGCCTAGAGAAATCGGGTGCTTTTCTTATGCTCAAAAATAGGAGAGAAATAAATGAACAGAGATAAAAACCAGGTATGGAGACTGTCAAAATTGGCGGTCTGACTTATGCAGTGACTAAAAAGTCAGATTTGCAGGGCACAAATGGAAACTGGGGTCAAATTCAATACAAGAAACTGGAAATCAGTTTAGATGATTCGCTGCCTGAGCAATTAGAAGACCAAACGCTTATCCATGAAATTGTGCATGGGATTCTTGCAGAAGCTGGTTATCCTAATCACGAAGAAGACCAAGCTAACCGCATTGGTCTTGTTTTATATCAAGTACTGACTGACAATGATTTCAGTTGGTTATGGAAAGGAGGGACATCATGAACAAAAGAATGAAAAAGAAACGGTCACGGGTTGAGAGATTAGAGAATAAAGTCGCTCAATTGACAGCGGAAAATATATTATTAACCGACGCACTACGAAATCATGCAGATAATATCTGTGATTTGTATGATATTGTCGAACGCAACGCCCAGGCTACAAATTCAAGGTTTGACAAAATCGAGAAGCAAGTAGCCAATAGTAATACTAAGAAGCCGTTCTGGAAACGGTGAGGAGGAAATTATGTTAGAAAAAGCAAAGAAATTGGCAGCTCAAGAATTTTCACGTCTGTCAGGTCGTGAAATCAAGACTGAAGACTGTTTTGTAGTTTGGTTCAGTAAAACCCTACAAAATTGGAAAGCATTAGTCAGCACTAATCAAATCAAGTCTGATGAAAAGTGTGGCGACTATGCGGAAGTAACTCATAATGGCGATAAAGCAGAAACTTATGTGGATGTCTATGCCAAGGTATCAAACCGAGCAATCGAAGATTAGGAGCGTGATTCACTCATCTTGACAGTAGGAAAGACTGCTTGAAACTACTCAAAAATACTTAAAACTGGTCGAAATTGACCAGTTTTCTTTATGCCTTTATCCGCAGGCGTTAAAGAACGGAAATATAAGCGACCAATCGCTGAACATTGGAGGATAGCCGAATGGCAGAAGAACAAACAGTAGACCACGCTACTGAAAACGTGGAAGAAGTAGCTGAAAAGACTTTCAGCCAAGAAGATGTCAATCGTGTGGGTAAAAAAGAGCACAAAAGTGGATATGCTAAAGCAATTAAAGACCTAGGCTTTGCTGATGTAGAATCCGCCAAAGAAGCTCTGAAAGCTTATGAAGATTGGCAAGAGTCGCAAAAAACTGAAGCAGATAAGCAGACAGAACTACTTGCTTCAAAAGATAGGGAATTGACATCAGTTTTAGATGCGAATAAACGACTTGAAGCCAAACTGTCAGCTTTGACTCAAGGTGTTAATGCTGACTCTGTTGACGATGTTATTGCTTTATCGGAACGTTTAGTCAATGAAGATACGACGATCGATGAAGCAATTAAGCAAGTTGTCGGTAAATATCCACAATTTGCAACTACTCCAAATACTACCGAGAAGAAACCTACGTTTACGGTGGTAGATAACCCGAGTGCAAGTACAAAGTCAGATGTGTCAAAAGACCAATTCGGAAAAATGACATATGTGGAGCGCCTTGAACTCAAACGAACAAACCCTAAATTATACGAACAACTGAAAGGAAACTAATATGGCAACAGGATTAACAAAAATGGAACAAATGCTAGACCCAGAGGTTCTAGCAGATATGATTGATGCAGAAATCGGGAAGGCTATCCGATTTGCGCCACTTGCAGAAGTAGATACAACCTTGCAAGGCCAACCAGGTACAACTTTGACCGTGCCAAAATGGGACTACATTGGCGATGCGGAAGAGGTAGCTGAAGGCGAACCAATTCCGGTTACTCAACTTGGTTTTACAAAAACCACAATGACCATCAAGAAGATTGGTAAGTCTGTAGAAATCACAGACGAAGCGATTCTCTCTGGCTATGGCGACCCAGTAGGTCAAGCAGCTAAACAAATCGTTCAAGCTATTGACCATAAAGTAGACGCGGATGTTTTGACAGCTCTTCAAGGCTCTACTCAGACAGTTACGGCAAGCATCACGGTCGATGGTCTGTCTAAAGCGCTTGATATTTTTAATGACGAAGATGATACACCAACCGTTTTAGTTTTGAATCCTGCAGATGCTTCTGCATTACGACTTGATGCAGGCAAGACATGGCTATCTGCAACGGAACTTGGTGCAAGTCGTATTGTTTCTGGGGTGTATGGCGAAATTTTAGGAGTGCAGCTTGTACGTTCTCGTAAATGTCCAAAAGGGACAGGTTTCTTAGTCCGTGAAGGTGCTCTGAAAATCATGTTGAAGCGCGAGACCATGGTGGAAACCGACCGCGATAAAAAGCGTTTGATTAATGCTATTATTGCGAATAAGCATTACGGTGTATACCTTTACAAGGCTGAAAAGGCAGTTAAAATCACATTCGCTCCTTCTGTGTAAGAAAGGAGATGACGGATGCCTAAATACACTGTAAAGAAAGCTTATATGGATAAGGATACACGTCTTCTATGCGAAATTGGAGACGTTGTAGAACTGACAAAAAAGCGCGCCGATGAAATTAACGAGGCAGGAAAGCTCTATTTCGGAAATGAGGTAGAGCTTGTCAATGCCCTCAAAGTTGGTAAAACAGAAGCGGTTTCTGAGTGATATAGCTAGAAAGGGTGAAGGACATGAATTTCTTAACCTTTGAAGAAGTTGTTGAAATCCTCGGCTCTGATAGAGTCACTCGCGAGAGTTATAGTCGCTTTATTTCTAAAGCTGAGGAAGTTGTTGATCAGTTGACAAATCGATACTATCAACAACATAAACTAGAAGACGACCCTGTAGAATTCAGAGTCAAGCAGTTTAAAAAAGCCATCTGTATGCAACTGATTTACTTTTCCGATATGGAAACAGATACCTTTGAAGGATTAAACCGTGAACCAGAACATATCAGTATTGGTCGTACTTCTATTTCAAAATCCGGAAAGACAGGAACTGGTAATTCTAGGACAATACCGTTAGTAGCGCAAGATGTCTATGGCTGTTTAACAGGGACCGGCTTGCTCTATAGGGGGATTTGATATGAGAATACCAAAGCCACCTATAGAAATCTTGAATGAAACTGTCGGCTATTTGGAGTATATCGGAGAAGGCGATTATAACAAACGAGAGTATGGTGACGAACAGACAATTAACCATGTTCGAATCGACCGCTCATCGAAATATTCTTGGAACGGAAAGAGCAAGGAAATCCAGTATAAAGCAGTTGTGCTATGCTACCAAGGCTTGACTACTCCGTTGCCTACTTTTAAAGAACAGTCAATACTTCGTTTTGATGGGATAGACCATGTTATCGTCAATGTGATTCCAAATAAGGAACCTTTTAAAGACGCGCTGTATTCAGTAGAATTGGAGGTACTGTAGTGTCTATTTCGATTCAAGTTGATTTGAAGGGGGCAAAAAAGAAATTGAGCGACCACAATATTCGTAGAGGACGCATTGCGATGTCTAGCCAAATTTTGCTAGATAGTGACCAATATGTACCTAACCGAGACGGAAAATTGCGACCTTCTGGGCATATGTCTCGTGATGGGAAAGAGGTGTCCTGGAACACAGTATATGCTAGAGCACAGTTCTACGGTAAAAATGGGATTGTTACTTTCAGGAAGTATACAACACCAGGTACTGGAAAACGTTGGGACGAAAAAGCTAAAGCAATCCACATGACCGATTGGGTACAGCGTTTTGTGAAAGGAGCAGGTTTCTAATGGACTTTCTTAGTCAACTTAAAAATCATATTAACGAAAACCTGAATTTGCCCTTTCAAATGAAAATTGGGTATTTAGATGACCAAGAAAGTTTAGTTGTCTATACTCTGCCAGGTAGCTCGGTGAAAAGAGTATACTACGATGGTACTAAAGAGTTAACGCTTAACATCGAGATTGCAATTAAGTCTAAACAAGGTCAATTAGCTGAGGATTCTCTTTGGCAGATTGCAGGTCTTTTAGAGGTTCTAGAAGACCTGCCTAGCGCTAATGGGAGCTTTGATTTAGAAGATATAGAGGTGACGAGTCGTCCGTTTATGAATGAGGTTCATGAGCAAGGGTGGCTTGTCTTTTTGTTAAACGCAAAAGTAAATATAACACAATTAAAGGAGAATTAATCATATGGCAAAGCATAAGAACGCTCTGCGTGGGCATTTTATTGCACCGTTTACATCCATTGACGCGAAACCAAACACGGACGCATGGCTTGAATTGGCTAGATGGATTTCTGATGTAACAGATGACACAGATGAAAAAGTTGATGAACAGGCATACTACGACAGTGATGGGACAGAAGAAACGGTCGTTACAGGTGTAAAAGTCGCCTATTCATTTGAAGGGTTGTACGACCCAGAAGACAAGGCGCAGAAGCATATCGCTGATTTGAAACTCAAATTAGGTAATAACCGTCTTGTCTGGCACAAAGTCGTATCTGCTGATAAGAAGAAAGAGTGGGTTGGACTTGCGACTGTAACCGAAATTATTGCAGGTTCTGGGGCGGCTTCTGAGTATGAGAAGTTTGGATGTAAGATTTCTTACAATTCTATTCCGGAAGAGTCTGTGCCAGTAGGTGGCTAGAGAGGTCTTGTACCTCTCTTTTTGTTTATTGAAAAGGAGAAGATATGGCAAACGGTATCAGTGTTGATGTTGTTCGTAGCGGTTTTCCAGTCAGTATTGGTCCAGTAGAGCTTTGGTTTGATACTTCCGATGAGTTCTTAGTGACTTTTTTCGATTTGGAACAGGAAGCCCAAAAACGGTTGGCAGAATTTGAAAAATCAATTGTCGAAGCGAATTTGGACAAGAAGTTAGAAGAAGGTATCACTAAGGACACCTTGCTTGGAGCTATTGACCTGGAGAAAAAACTACTTGAAATTCAGTATGATCTACTCTTTGGCGATGGGACATTTGAGAAATTATATGCAGAATTTCCGGACCATCAAGCATTAGATTTAACGCTTGAAAAGGTGGCTGCATTGATTGAAGCGAAATTGTCTGAGTTAAAAATTGAGCGCGAAAACATTGTAAAAGAACGTATCAACAAATATAAGAAAAAGTCTAAAACTGCTAAGAAGTAGGTGGTCAAATGAGATTAAATGACCCTCTTTATGACAGTTTCGAATTTGATGGTGTCGTTTATCCATTAGACCTATCTTTTAATAAAGTCTTAGATACATTTGATTGTCTACGAGATGATTTGCTATCCGACTTAGATAAAGTCCAGTCTTGTGTAGGTATTATTACAGGTAATTTTGATGTTGAGCTTTCTCTTGCAATTGATTTGTGGTTACACATTCGTAAGCATTTTATTGATAGTCAAGAAGATGACGAAGTGCAGTATGACAGACAAGGGAATCCGATGCCTCAAATCAAGAATGAGGGAACAGGTCCGCGTCTAATGGATTTAGAGAAAGACGCAGAATACATCTATGCTAGTTTTTTACAAGCTTATGGAATTAATTTGTTGAAAGTTCAAAATCAACTATCATGGCAAGAATTTAAAGCTCTACTTAATTCCTTGCCAGATAATACGGTTATGCAACAAATTGTGCAAATTCGCGCATGGAAACCAAGTAGCGGTGAAAGTTCTGACTATAGACAGAAAATGAGACAACTACAAGCTAAATATCGATTAGATGACGGAGAGGAGGAAGAAGATGGCAGCTGATGGAAAGGTAACCATACTAGTTGATGTTGATGGTAAGCAAGTCAAGGTCTTGAATAATGAACTGGATAAGGTTGCGGAAAAAGGCAAAAAAGGCTCTACTTCCCTCAAAAACTTCGCTTTGGGCGTAGCGGTTTTCTCTTTAGCTAAAAAAGGTGTCGATTTACTGGTTAGCTCGCTTGATGGAGCTATTAAACGATTTGATACGTTGGAAAAATTCCCTCGAGTTATGAAAGCGATGGGCCATAGTACAGAAGATGTTGCTAGTTCAACAGACAAGCTCGCGAATGGCATTGACGGGCTACCTACTACCCTTGATGAAGTTGTGGGTACGGCTCAACGCTTGACCTCTATTACAGGTAATCTTCGAAAATCTACAGATACTACATTGGCCTTGAACAACGCATTCCTTGCCTCGGGTGCTTCAAGCGCAGATGCAAGCCGTGGTCTAGACCAGTTTAGCCAGATGTTATCTGCAGGGACAGTGGACTTGCAATCATGGAAGACGTTGCAAGAAACAATGCCGTATGCTCTACAAAAGACTGCTGAAAGTTTTGGATTTGCAGGAAAATCCGCACAACGTGACTTTTATGCGGCTTTGAAGAGCGGACAAATTACCTTTGATCAGTTTTCAAACAGATTAGTTGAATTAGACAAGGGTGTAGGAGGTTTTGCGGAGTTAGCTCGAGAAAATAGTAAAGGTATCGCTACATCGTTTAACAACTTAAAAAACGCAGTTGTCCGTGGTGTAGCTGGGACAATTAAAGCTTTAGATGATTTATCTAAAGAAGTATCAGGAAAAACTATCGCAGAACACTTCGATAGCATGAAGGTGGTGATTACTGCTGCTTTCAAAGTTGTAAACGGTGCAATCAAGTCTTCTACTCCTGTATTCATTTTTTTGTTTGGTGTTTTGGACAAAGGTATTGGTGCAGCGCAAGCCTTGACCCCTGTATTAATAACTTTAGGCTCAGCTATTTTGGCGATGAGAGCGGCTAATACAGTAGTTGATATGTGGGGGCGTTTTACGACTATGTGGACCGGTTTTACTGCTTCGGCAAAATCCGCTGTAGCAGTTATTAACTTAATGACTCAAGCACAAGCCGTATGTGGTTCTGTTACAAAAGCTCAAATGGTAATAAATATGGCTAATAACGGAGTACTATCCGTTTCTAATGTTCTGTACGGTGTTTTGACAGGAACCATTAGTCTATCAACTGCCGCAACCATCGCAAGCACCGCAGCAGTAACGGCTCTTAAAGCCGCTCTTACCGCTTTAACAGGCCCTATAGGCTGGGTAATCGCAGGTATCGGATTGTTAGTCGGAGCTGGTGTTGCGTTATGGCAATGGCTGACAAGGGAATCTGAAGAGTCTAAGCGTCTGTCCAAAGTGCAAGAGGAATTGGCAGAAAGCACAGACAATCTAAAGAAATCTGTTAAAGATAGTGCGGCAGCGCGAAAAGATAGCTTACAAGACGTGGAAGCTAACCGTGAATCGTATAAAAAACTTTCTGCGGAAATTGTCGCTCTTTCACAAAAAGAGAATAAGTCTGCCGCCGATAAGAAGAATTTGCAGAAGAAAATTCAAACACTTAATGATTCTGTAGAAGGTTTGAACTTGGCCTATGACAAGAATACCGACTCGTTGTCGCACAATGCTGAACAGATTAATGCTCGTATATCTGCAATGGAAGCTGAGAGCACATGGGAAGCCAGTCAAAAAAACTTGCTGGATATTGAGCAACAACGTGCTGATATTGGAGCACAATTAGCCGAGATTGCCAAGTTGCGCACGGAGTGGAACAACGCTTCTGATGTTTCAGATGCTAAGCGACGAGAAGAGTTGAAAAAGCTGAACGAACAGGAACTTGAACTACAAGCGACTCAGGCTGCTTTACAGACTGAGTACGAACAAACTTCTGCAGTCCAACAAGCAGCAGCCGAAGCGATGGCTGCAGCAGCCGAAAATGGTACAAATCGACAAGTCATTGCTTACGAGAATATGTCAGAAGCACAAAAAACAGCTATTGACAATATGCGTTCTAAGTATGGCGAGCTACTTGAAACGACAACAGGCATGTTTGACGCAATCGAGCAAAAATCGGCTATATCGATTGAACAAATCAATGCTAATTTGGAGACGAACCGTGCCGCTATTGAACAGTGGTCCTCTAACCTTGCTATTTTGGCAGAACGTGGTGTTGACCAGGGAGTCTTAGAGCAGTTACGTCAAATGGGTCCAGAAGGTGCTGCGCAAACTCAGGTTTTTGTTAATGCGACGGATGAAGAGTTGTCGGTCTTGCAAGAGAACTTTAGAGCTAACGCAGAAGCGGCTAAAAACGCTATGGGAAGCGTTATGGATTCTGCTGGTGTAGAGATACCAGATAAGGTAAAAGGTCTAGTAACCAATATAACAAGTGGCTTGCAAGCAGAACTAGCAAATGCCAATTTTGCTTCGTTAGGCGAAGAAGTCCCTAACGGTGCGGCAGTAGGAATAGAAAATGGCTCTGCTAAAGCTGTAGAAGCCACGAAGTCTGTAGGGACAAAAATACAACAAGGATTCAAGGAAAATCTAGGTATTCACTCGCCTTCAAGAGTGTTTACCGAATTTGGTGGACATATCACAGAAGGTCTCGCGAATGGTATCACCAACGGCACTAATTCTCCAGTTGGTAAAGTGAAGAATCTAGCAGTTAAATTGAGAGAACCTTTTTCAGGAATCAGCGGTAGATTTTCGGAAATTGGAGCAATGGCAATGCAAGGTTTGGCTGGTGGTATCCAAGCTAATGCTGGAGTTGCTATCGCTGCCGCCAATTCTGTTGCAAGTCGAGTAACTTCTACAATTAAGCGTGCTTTAGACATTCACTCTCCATCCCGTGTCATGAGAGACGAAGTCGGTCGCTTTATTCCTCAAGGTATCGCAGTTGGTATCGAAGCAGATAAAGATGTCCTTGAACGTACAATGGCTAAATTGAAACAATCGGTTACTATTACTGCACCAGAAGTATCATTAGGATTGGATAAGAGTCTAGCTAGTCAAGTGACGGTAAGAAGCAGCAGTAAGCATACTGTTACCGAAAAAATCGAACATGTGTTTGATAAATCTAAAGAACAAGTTAATCGTGCATTGGAGATTGCAGAAGAAGCTTTGCAAAGACCTGTTTACATGGTGCTCGATGATGGAACTTTAGTAGGCAGGCTAGGAGAAAAACTCTCTCACTATCAGAGTCCAGCAGATAAAATCGATATGATGTTAAGGAGGATTTAATGACAAATTTATCAGTTGTTTTTAATGGCTATGATTTATCACAAGTCATGCGCATTACTGATATTAAACGTTCTATCGGCAATAACAGGAGTGTCTCAACAAATGACGCTCCAGCTATTGGTGTTAACGTACATGAAATAAAAATAGGTCCTAAAACCATCAAAGTCGGTTTTACTCTTAAAGGGACAAATTTAGAAAGTGTTAAGCACGAATTAGCCGGTGTATTTCGAACTGACGAGGTAGCGCGCTTAACTTTTTCTGATGAGCCTGATAAATATTATCTAGCATTAGTTATTGGCGAGATTGAACCAGATAATGTTCGTAGCTGGTATCAAAAAGGAGAAATCGAATTCCTAATCCCTGACGGTGTCGCTCATTCGACAGCCTATAAACGTTTTGACAATCCAAGAGAAGAAAACGGGAAGTTGGTCTTTGATTTAGTGAACAACGGAAACGTACCTGCTCCTCCTATCATTACGATAAAACACAATTCCGAAAACGGCTATATCGGCATCATAAACCAAAACAATGCCCTAGAAATCGGAGACCGAGAAGAAGCAGACACGGAGACGTATAAGCGTTCGGAAATTCTTTTCGATTATGTCTCTGACAACGGTATTGTCAAAGGCTTTGCGCAAGGTCAAAAAAACACAGCTATTCTAAATGATTTATCACAATCGTTAGACACTCAATTGTATATAAAGAACGAGTTCGGTCGCCCGCATTTAGCTATGGGTAGCCGAGGTGCCGGTTCTGGACCGCATCATGCTGGTTCTATTACTTGGGAAATTCCGCTGGACAGTAGTAGTGATAGAGGTGCTTTGAATGAGTATCTTTGGTGGAGGCAAATCTTCTGGGCAGGGAGCGCCATGCAAAAGGGCTTTATTAAGTTAACGGTCTCTGATACAGAAGATCGTTTTTTGTATGGCGTCGAAACATTTAAACACGGAAATGGTATCGATTCGGAATTCAATCTGCTTGTCTCAGACGGTCGTAGCGGATACAAGATTTTGAGGAGTTGGCCGTTTAAATGCACACATTTAGATAGCGACAATCCGTTCAACGCAGAGAGAGGTTGGGAGGATATTCTAAGGCGTGATGATATGTTACAAGTGCATTGGTGGGGTTCGTATCCTCAATTCTATGTTCCAGAAATAAAAGGTCGAAAATCCGCTAAGATTCATGTAGCTTTAGGCGCTTTAGGAAGTCATCCACATATCCATCACATGTATTTAGACAGTATAGTCTATCGCAAGGACTTTGTGACGGGAACTGTAGATGTTCCTAATCGTTTTCAGATTGGTTCTACTGTAGTGCTGGATGTTGAAAAAGACTTGGTTACAATCGACGGACTACCCGCAAATCATCAGGTTGTAGATGGGTCTGGATGGGATTTGGTTATTCCGCCGGGTAAGTCTAAATTAGAGATTTTGTTGTCTAGCTTTATCCAAAAGACTCCGACCGTCTCCGTAAATATCGAAGAAAGGAACTTATAGATGATTTTAACGATTCATGATAACAATTTACAAAAAGTTGCCTTTATTGATAACAATAAACAGGAGACTTTGAATTTTTACAACGATAAGTGGACGCGTTATCTAAGTAAAGCAAGTAGCCTTTTTGAATTTACTGTATTTAAACAAACTATCCAGACGGATGTTATTCCTTATCAAACTGCAAACGCGCTAAATGATCAGTCGTTCGTTTCGTTTGTATACAAAGGACGGACATATCTCTTTAATGTCATGACTATTGAAGAGACTGAGCATACTATTACCTGTACATGTAAAGATTTGAACTTGGAGTTGACTAACGAATACACCAATCCATTCAAATCCGATCAACCGCGTACATTCGAAGAATATTGCAACGTTATGGGCTTGTTGGATTTTGCAGCTTTACGAATTGGCGTCAATGAAATCTCTGATCAAAGGCGTACACTTGAATGGACAGGACAAGATACCAAGTTGAACCGCATTCTATCGCTGGCTAATAAGTTTGATGCAGAAGTTGATTTTGAGGTTAAACTGAACGCTAACGGGACTATCAAGGATTTTATCTTGAACGTCTATCGAGAACACGATGATAAACATCAAGGTGTCGGAAAAGTTCGGTCTGATATTATCTTGAAAAAAGGGAAAAACATTCGTTCTATTAAGCGTAAAATTGATAAAACGGATTTAATTGTCAATGCAGTCAGACCGACCGCACAAGGCGAAAATGGTCAAGAAATAACCATCGCAGGCTTAGGACCTTGGGAAGTTAAAAACGAAAATGGAGTGGTGGAGTTTTTCCAACAAGGAGAAATGCTCTACGCTCCTATTTCTATGCAGAAATATCCGTCTGCATGGACAGATTCTACTGGTAATCGTGATAAATATACTCGCAAAGATATTACTGTGGATACCAAAAGCAAGGAAATGCTTAGGACGCAGGCTTACAAAGAGTTAATGCGTTCAGCTTATCCGTCAGTTACTTATGAAATTGATGGGTACGTTGATTTGGAGATAGGAGATACCGCCAAGGTCTACAACGGAGATTTTTATCCCGCCTTGTTGCTAGAGGTGCGCGTCTCAGAACAAACTATCAGTTTCACCAAGCCAAGTACTAATAAGACTGTATTTGACAACGTCAGAGCGCTAAAAAACAAGTTGTCGAGCGGTATTCAGGAGCGTTGGCAAGAGCTATTTGAAGCCTCTAAACCCTACCTTATCAAACTGGCTACAGACAACGGCGTGATTTTTAAAAACCAAATTGGTCAGAGTATCATTACACCATCATTATACAAGGGTGGCAAACCAGTAACAACAGGTGTCACTTGGCGTTGGTCGCTTGATGGTACGGTCAAAACAGGTATGACCTATACTGTCCGTGGTGCAGATGTTACAAATACATCTACTTTGACAGTAGCGGCATACATTGGTAACGATGAGGTGGCGGTTGATGAACTTTCTTTTGTAAATGTCCTTGATGGTACGATGGGGACACCTGGCAAGCCAGGACAAGACGGGCGTACTCCTTATATACACACGGCATGGGCTAACAATGAAACTGGTACATCTGGTTTCTCACTTGATAACTCTATTAATAAGCTCTACATCGGTATTTATACTGACTTTGAGCCAGCCGATAGTCAAGACCCCAAAAAGTATAAATGGACAAAAATAAAAGGAGACAAAGGGGATAAGGGCGACCCTGGACAGCGTGGTATTCAAGGTATACAGGGTGTCAGAGGTGAGCAAGGCATCCCAGGAGAGAAAGGTGCAGATGGTAAAACTCAATACACCCACATTGCCTATGCCAATTCTGCTGATGGTCGTACTGATTTCAGTACAAGTGCCTCTAATCGCTCCTATATAGGTATGTATGTCGATTTCACTAGCGCAGATAGTACAAATCCAGCTGATTATGCTTGGACGTTGGTTAAGGGTGCAGATGGTGCAAATGGAACGCCAGGTAAAGCAGGTGCAGATGGTCGCACACCATACTTTCATACGGCATACGCTAATAGTTCGGATGGTCAGCAAGATTTTTCTGTAACCGATAGTGCAAACAAGAAGTATCTTGGAACTTACACAGACTACACTCAAGCAGATAGCACCGATTACAGAGCTTATACTTGGACTTTAATCAAAGGAGATGATGGTACAGGTCTAGCCAATGTGACCAATTATTACCTTGCTACCAATCAATCTACTGGTGTAACGCTACCAACAACTATAAACTACGCAAAAGGTGGAACAACAGAGGGTTGGAGTGCTTATAAAAACGTTCGAAATAGTAACGGAACTAACTCGTTGACCTTTTGGTATGACATTGATAAATCTCATTTTCAAGCTGGTGACAAACTCTTTATCAGCTATGAGTGCTCAGTGGATAATATTGTATTGATTTCCGGGAAATCAAATTTCACCGCAAGGGTTCAAGTACACACTTACAATGGTAGCGATATCTGGAGTAATAACTTATTTACGACCAATTCAAGAACTTTTAGTAACGCCGTCAATAATTGGTGGAAGGAAGAGATTGAGGTAACCATTACTGATAGCACGCTTTCTAGTGGTGGCGTTTGGAGGATTTCGCTAAGAGTTGATAACCTTTCTGCTTATGATGTGCATTTTAAGCAGTTCATGGTAAGTCGCAAAAAAGCGGCATACACCCCAGCACTTGAAGATATGGGTTGGACAACCATACCACAACAATTAAGCTATACAAAACGTTTTCTATGGAATTATCGCATTGAACTTTATACAGACGGCACTACGAAAACAACAGATCCAACGGTTATTGGTGTGCATGGTGAGAAAGGCGATCAAGGGGAACGTGGTTTACAAGGTATTCAAGGACCAAAGGGAGACCAAGGTATCCCTGGTGTCAAGGGAGCAGATGGGAAATCAAGCTATACTCACATTGCTTATGCCACAAATTCGACAGGTACCCAGGGATTTAGCACATCTGACAGTACAAATAAAACTTACATGGGAATGTATGTTGATAATCTTGAGGCTGATAGCACTACACCATCTAAGTACCACTGGACCTTAATCAAAGGAGCTGATGGTGCACAAGGTGTGCCTGGTCCTAAAGGAGCTGATGGGCGTACTCCATACCTACATATTGCCTATGCGACAAATGCAACTGGCACGCAAGGATTTAGTGTAACTGATAGCAATGGCAAAGCCTATATTGGTCAATACACCGACTACACCGCAGCTGACAGTACAGACCCGACCAAGTATAAGTGGACATTAATCAAGGGCGATAAAGGGGACCGGGGTGAAACTGGCCCGAAAGGTCCACAAGGAATACAAGGTATTCAGGGACCAAAGGGAGACCAAGGTATCCCTGGTGTCAAGGGAGCAGATGGGAGAACTCAATACACCCACATTGCCTATGCCAATTCTGCTGATGGTCGTACTGATTTCAGTACAAGTGCCTCTAATCGCTCCTATATAGGTATGTATGTGGACTTTAACAGCCAAGACAGTACTAATCCATCTGATTATGCTTGGACACTTGTAAAAGGGTCTGACGGTGCTCAGGGCATACCTGGTCCTAAGGGTGCAGACGGTCGGACACCTTATATTCACTTTGCCTACTCAGACAACGCAGACGGTACAGGCTTGACCACGTCGGATAATGGTCAGAGATACATTGGTCACTATTCGGACTATACCCAAGCTGATAGTACGGATAAGACCAAGTATCGCTGGGCGGATAGGTGGGCAAGATTGAAACTAGAAGACAACCTTCTACTCAATAGCTCTTTTAACCAAAACTTGACCCAATGGCAAGGAACTGGAGTGACTATAGTTGATGGTAAGGCACGAATTACAGGAGAACTTAATAAAACCAAGTACATTTACCAAAGTATCAAGTCTCAGACAGCTAATGACGATGTTAGCCAGGTATACATAGCATCAATCTCAGTTAAGGTCTCTAATTATGCGGCTGGTCGTAGAAATCCATATCTTGTACTTTATATAGATGGCAGAAAGAACGACAGCACAAATACGTGGTTTGGTGTAACATATCGGACAGCCAATCGCTTAGATTCGGTCAATAATAGAGGAGTTGTGCAGTTTGCGACTACCTTTAGGATAAACGTACCTCGAAATCAGATAAAGTCTCTTAGTTTCTATATCTATGCAAGGGATTTCACTGGGGAAGTGGAATTTGAAAAAGTATCACTCAGACGTGGAAATATTGATTTAGGCTGGCAAGCTTCTCCAGAAGACCTCCAAAACCAACTCGACACCAAAGCTGACCAAGTCCTAACTCAAGAACAGCTTAACGCTCTTAACGAGCGGGCGCAGATACTTGATGCAGAGCTTAAAGCAAAGGCATCTATGGATGCGCTTAGTGACCTCGAGAAAGCTTATCAATCATTTGTAAAATCAAATGCTGATAGCCGAGCAAAAGCAGAAGAGGATTTGGCAGAGGCAGGCAGACGGATTGAGTTGCTGGTTACGCAGTTTGGCGGCTTTAAAGAGCTGAAAACATTTATTGATACTTACATGTCAAGCTCTAACGAGGGTTTGATTATCGGTAAGAATGATGCAAGCTCAACCATTAAAGTGTCAAGCGATAGAATTTCTATGTTTTCGTCAGGGAAGGAAGTAATGTACATTAGCCAAGGTGTCATCCACATTGATAACGGTATCTTTACTGCATCAGTACAGATTGGAAAGTTTAGAACAGAACAATATCATCTCAATGCTGACATGAATGTCATACGGTATGTTGGGTAGAAAGGGGTAGATAATGGCAAAATTTAGTAATGCAAGTGGGTCTCTGTACTTAAATGTGTATATTGAGCCAGGCGCACAAAATATAGCTGCTAACACAACTGTTGTCAATTGGCGAATAACTGTAAGTCGTACAGGTGCTTACTTGACACGCAATGAGCAGGGAGATAGTACACTTAGCTTAGACATTAACGGTGGCAGAGTACACACCTCGAATCCTCGATGGAGAACATCTGGCGAAGAATTTCTGATGGCTAGTGGTTCGACAACTGTTGGACACAATGCTGACGGTACAAAGAGTTTTCCGTTTTCGGCAACGTTTAACCCCAATAACGGTTTGCATGGTGTTATCACTGTGTCGGGGAATATCGGTTTGGCAACTATCCCACGCTCTAGTTCGGTATCGGTAGGCATAGGAACTATTGGTAATGCACTTACTATCAATATCAACCGTCAAAGCTCTAGTTTTAAGCATACTGTTAGATATGCTTGGGGCAATAAACAAGGAACAATCGCAAGTAATGTAGATACGTCTACAACTTGGACTATACCTCTTGATTTTGCGAACAATATTCCAAACGCAACAAGTGGCACAGGGACAATCTTTGTTGACACCTATTCTGGTAGTACCAAGACAGGCACGCAACAGGTCGCGTTTACAGCCAACGTGCCAACAAGTATGAAACCTACATTTTCTGGTGTTACTCTGACAGACACTAATGGGGTTGCTAGAGGGTTATTAAGTGGTAATAATTTTTTGCAGATTATTTCTAATATCCAAGTAAACTTTAATGGTGCAAGTGGGTCGTATAGCTCATCTATTACAGGATATAAGGCAGAGGTAGTAAATAGAAACTTAGTTACAAACTCAAACGGTGGTACGTTGGGTATGATGAACTTTAATGGTTCCGCTACTATCCGTGCATCGGTCGTGGATAGTCGTGGCAGATGGTCAGATACTAGGGATGTCACTATCAACGTTATTGAGTATTTTGCTCCTATTTTGAGCTTTACAGCACAGCGAACGAGACAGACACCCAACATCATTCAGATTGTCAGAAACGCTAAGATAGCACCAATTACGCTATCTGGTATCCAAAAGAACATTATGACCTTGACTTTTAAGGTTGCGCCTCTAGGTAGTACCAGCTATACAGCTGACAATGGCAGTGCGTCTGGCAGTTGGACAACTCAGCACACTCTGAGTAATTCAGCGGCTAATATGGCTGGAAACTACCCAGCCAACAAGTCATTTACCATCATTGGCACGTTGTCGGACAAGTTCACAAGTGTTGAATTTTCAGCAACCGTAGCCACCGAAAGTGTTGTGATGAGTTATGACAAGGATGGTAGGGTTGGTGTGGGTAAAATTGCAGAGAATGGGCCTGCGGGGTCATTGGATGTGGCAGGTAATATCTATGCAGGTGGTAAGCAGATACAACAGTATCAATTGACAAATGTCGAAGGAAATACTATCTACGCATACAATACAGATGTCAATACTCATGTTAACAATGGCACACGTTGGATAAATCCAGGCTGTGCAAACAGTCCTTTTCCTTCAAACTATGGCTGGATTGAAACATACAGAGCTACTACAGATATATTTCAGATTGCTAGGTCTTGGAGTGGCGGATGGAAGGTGTACAGACGACATGCTGGCAATTACAAGTCCTCAAATGGCTCTGCCACATGGTATCCTTGGGTTGAAATAACTCCACAAACAAATCATCCAATGCTACAAGAGAAACCATTAAAGACATTGACGATGGGATTTCCGTATGGACTTAATGCTACTTTGACGCGCAAAGATAACTTAGTCACTATCTCACTCAATCGTCGCATTACCAACATTGATGTCTTTGAGTATAGGCAAATGATTGAGACTATCCCGTTAGGGTATCGACCGACAGCTGAGGCTCACATGGTCATTGTACCTAATTCAGGTAGCTTCACAAAATCACCGTCGATATTACATTTCGCATCAGATGGAAAAATTAGGTTAACGAATGGGACTGGGGGTGCTCATGTATATACTGGCACGATTACATACGTCACTAACGACCCATATCCAAGTTAGAAAGGAACAGCTATGAGGTTAAAATTTGGAAACAAATCGTTGGAATATACGCAAGGGGAACATCCGAAAACTAGAGTATTACTTATCAATGATGAGGGAGCTATGTATCCCATCTATTTTGATAAAGAAGCTATTGATAAGGCGGATGCAGAACTATTTGAGTTAGCACTCGAGAAAATCTATCAGGACAATTTCCCGAACAGAGCAGAAGATGAGAAATTCAATGAAATTGGCAAGCGTCTTGCCAAGGTTGATGATATTGCCGAAGAAGCTACAAAGAATCTTGAAAAGGTTAAAGAGCAGGTCACGATGTCTGCGTCATCCCGTGCTGCATTCTTGCAGATCGTTATGACATTGTATGGGAAGGGGTTGCTTACGGATGAAGATTTATTGCAAACTGGTCTATTTGATGATGAAGTTGTCGAAGAGACCTTGGAAGTTATTTAAAAATAAAGATTGGAGAATGGATATGATGATTAAACTTTACGCAATTGAAATTTTTGAAGGAAATATTAAATATAAAGATTTGCCTTTTTCAGACACTATCAAAAATAAAATTAAGGCTTATCTCACAAAGATGGTTGAAGATGAGGAAATCTTGGCTGAACTGATTAGCGAGGGATAGCCTATGCATATCAAACCAGAACATGTATATGCGTTGGTTGGATTTGTGTCTACAGTCGTTGGATTGTGGACCAATTTTTCAGCCAAGATTACAAAGCAAGAGAATCGTATTACAGTATTAGAGAAGGATATTGAAAATCTCAAAGAATTCAAGGAAAGCGCTAATCGTCGACTAGATAGTCACGATGAGCAAAACAAGGCAATCTTGGTCCTTGCGGAGCAGGTCAAAAGCATGGGAGAAGATATTCGAGAGCTAAAACGCGTCATTATGAAAGAGGGGTAACATTTATGAAAATTAACTGGGGCGTACGTTTACGCAATAAAACATTTTGGTGGACACTAGTACCGTTATTGGTACTTTTGTCTCAACAACTGGGCTTTAATTGGGTCCCTGAGAATTGGGAATCAACCTTTGCGACGATTATGTCTATCTTGACTGTTGTCGGTATCATCAATGACCCGACGACTGCGGGAGTATCAGATAGCAAGCAGGCTCTTGACTATTACGAGCCAAAGGCAGACAAACGATGAGGATATTAAAGACAACATTTTGTGTGTTGGCGCTGATTATTTTGGCGCCAATTGCATTTCTACTTGTACCAATTTTGGAGGTATTAGATGACAATCAATCTTGAAACATCCATTCGTTGGATGAGCGACCGTGTCGGCAAGGTCTCTTACTCAATGGACTATCGTAACGGTCCGAATAGTTATGACTGCTCTAGTGCTGTATATTATGCGCTAATGGCGGGTGGTGCAATTTCTGCAGGTTGGGCGGTTAACACTGAGTATATGCATGACTGGTTGATACGTAACGGATATGTTTTGGTTGCCGAAAATAAACCATTTAACGCTCAAAGACATGACGTTTGTATTTTGGGTAAACGTGGCTATTCGAGCGGAGCAGGCGGTCACGTCGTTATCTTTGTGGATAATGCGAATGTGATACATTGTAACTATGCACGTAACGGAATTACCATTGATAATTATAATCAAGTGCATCGTGGTATGTATTACTATCTATATCGCCCAGCAAATCAGCCCAGCACCAGCAACAAATCATTGGATCAGCTTGTTAAGGAGACTTTGGCTGGGATACATGGTAACGGAGATGCCCGCAAAGCAAGTTTGGGCAATCAATATGAACCTGTCATGGCAGTTATTAATGGCAAAGCTACGGCACCTAAAAAGACTATTGACGAGCTCGTTCAGGAGGTAATTGCCGGCAAACACGGCAACGGAGAAGAACGTAAAAAATCCCTCGGGCCCGATTATGATGTCGTGCAAAAACGTGTGTCTGAATTGCTCAAAAAACAGTCCTCAGAGCCGTTAAATGGTCAAGAGGTAAAAAACAGGTCGCGGAAACCAAAATAAGCCAAACTGAGCCAACTGGACAAGCCACAGCAGGCAAAGAAGAGGGAGACCTATCTTTCAATGGTGCAATTCTCAAAAAATCTGTCCTAGATGTTATCCTTGCCAAGTGCAAAGAGCACAATATCCTACCTAGCTACGCTATTACCGTCCTACACTTTGAGGGGCTTTGGGGTACCTCAGCCGTAGGTAAGGCAGATAACAACTGGGGCGGTATGACTATGACAAGCAATGACTTGCAAATCACTCGTCCCTCAGGAGTTATTGTCACTAGAGGTCTTGCTCGTCCGTCAAACGAAGGCGGATACTATATGCACTATGCTAGTGTGGATGATTTCTTGACAGACTGGTTCTACTTGCTAAGGGCTGGTGGCTCTTACAAGGTTTCAGGAGCTAAAACCTTTAGCGAGGCAGTCAAGGGCATGTTCAAAGTTGGTGGCGCAGTCTATGATTATGCTGCTACAGGCTATGAGAATTACCTGGTAGGGATGTCAAGCCGTCTGAAAGCTATTGAGGCAGAAAACGGATCACTAGCCAAGTATGATACTGCTACCGTCACAGATGTCGGTAGCACAGACAAGATTGAGGTCAACATTGAGGGGATTGAAATTTCTATCAATGGAGTGACCTACACACTTTCAAAAAAACCAGTTTAAGATAAGATACAAAAAGCCCTTAGGACAAAATCCTAGGGGCTTTTTTTCGTGCTCAAGATAATCTTAAGTTAGCTCAAGATACAGTAGGAAACAGTAGAATACAGTAAAAATACAGATTTTTAGATATTATTTCCAATTTTTATTCAAAAAACAGACTTTCTGCGAATAAATAAGTAGGAGGATTTAAAATGTTAGAATACGAAGAATTAAAACAAGCAGTAGATGACGGATATATTACAGGCGATGCAGTAAATATCGTACGTCGTGACGGCAAGATATTTGATTATGTTTTGCCAGGCGAAGAGGTCAGACCATGGGAAGTAGTGAGAGAAGAGAAAGTAGTGGATGTGATGAGGGAATTGAAGTCGTCGCCCCAAATCCGCCCCAAAAGTTTTAAAAAATGA